TCACTGACGAACAGATTGCCGTCCTCCTTGTGAAAGCTCAGAAACAGGCTGCAAATCAACACTTTTGGGCGGATGATGATATTCCGACAGAGGCAGAGTTGGAGAGGTTTTATAACCGGTATGAGTTTGAAATCTATGATTTGGCGAAAGCCATAAACTCTGACGATGCGAGGGGTGGACTTGTATCTCACACAGAACTTGGAGTTACCCGAAACTGGGGACAGACAGGTAAGAAAGATATTGAGTTGGCCTTGGCAAAGATTCCACCCAAAACCTATGTCGGTCTGTTAAGGAGGGATGGCAATGCCTAAGCTGAGACTTAAAGACCTCAGATTGAACCAAGTCCCCTTTTATTACCAGACCTATGACGGAACGGTAGACGAAGTGGATGAGGATGGCAACCTTACTGGGGAGAGCATACCGAAGTATTCAAATCCGGTTCGTGTGCTTGCGAGAGTAAGTCCGAACTCAGGAAATGCAGAGGATTCTCCGTTTGGTAAAGATATTGTCTATGACAAGACCATATCAACCGTACAGAAATTGCCGATTGATGAATACTCAAAAATCTTCATAGATGTGGTTCCTGTTCTCAATGAGGACGGGTCCACGGACACAGAACCAGATTATATATGTGTCTGCCCGAAACATGATTTGCAACAGAATCTATGGGCGATACGGAAGATTAAGGGG